AGCGTCTGTTGTGCTTGAGCCACCATTTGTTGTAGTGTTATAAATCATTGCACCGTTTGCAGTGAAAGATGCAGATGAATAAGTGACATCTGCAAAATCTGTAAATGCAGTTGTTGAAGATAATGATACGCCTTGGTTTGTTAAAGTTGCACCGCCTGCAGAGTATGCAGATCCAGATGTATTAGATATCTCGTTTGAAGTAGAGTAATCAGTTGTAGCTGCACCTAAAGATGCAGAGCTAGTGAATAATGCTATTTTAAAAGTATGCCCACCTGAAGACTCAAAGCTGTGCTTACCTTGTAGAAGTTCTTGTTTAAAACTAGAACATATTGCTGATGATATCGCCATATTTTTCTCCTTAATTATGGATTACGAGAAGGGAGCGGTATTCTTATTGCACCATCGGTGTAGTCATCTCTTCTTCGTCTTCCAATTTGCTCACTTGCAAACTTTTCAACCTCTTGTTTATACTTTCCTTCGTATAAAGTCAACATATCTGCTGGTCCTTTTAAGTAGCCATATGCCTCTGATAAACAACAATATAACAAACCATTTGAAAAGTTCATACTAATATAATTAGTGTCATTGTTTTCTAAGAGATCAGGCATTTTATTAAAATGCACTCTAAATCTATAAGTTGTGTTAGGGACTGGGGCAAAAGCTATACGTCCTGATGTTGTATCAGACTCTCCTGTACCTCCTCCAAACATAGCATAGTATTTAGGCTGACCTTGAGCAGCTGATGTCCCTGTTACATCTTGAAACTCTTGTAAATATGTATAGTCTTTTTTTTCTAACCATCTATTAGCTCCTGTGGTTTCGGATCCTGCAGTATCATATACTTGTATACCTCTTATAAACAAAGACCCCGCTGGAGCGTTTATAGATTCTTGTCCAGCAACTAAATTACCTAATTGTTGTTTTCTATCTGCATCAATAGGCACATCTCTAAATATTCTATACTGAGCATTTAAAATAATATTTTCTAAAACAGAATCCGTTAATACGTTAGAGTCTACCTCTGTATAACTTCTTATTTGTGTTTTTAATCCTGAAGCGCTTAATCCTGCCATTATGCTAATTGAGTAACTGGCCCTGCCGTTACAGTCAATCCTCCTGCTTTTTCTGTTACCGTAGCATTTGATCCACAATCAAATACATAAGTGTTTGTTGTTACACTACTTATACTAAATCCTGACGCATTTTCAAATACTGTATATGCTAAACCTCCAGGACTACCTGTAATATTTCTAAACCTCACAGTATCACTATTAGATCTGCCGTGATTAGGCTCCGTAACTGTTACACTTGAAGACCCTGAAGTTAAACTAAAAGGATCTGGTGGTAATAAATTTTGTGTTGCTGGCTCTGTTCTATCAGGTCTAGCGTTCATTAATCCTTGTGGATCACCTGTATATCTGGTTGGTTCTAATTGAGGTTGTTTTGCTTCAAATTCAGAAATATGAACAAAAGAACCATTCCATTCTTTTACCATTTCATTATATGGAAACTCTTGACCACTTCTATCTGAAATTGCTTTTGCATATTTTCCACTTGATAATTTAGCCATTATATTCCTGGATAGTAAACTTTTGGTGTTATGTGTGAGCTAGATGAAGAACCATCTTCAGCTAAAGCTCTTTGTAATTCGTCTTCATAATATAATTTCATAGCTTGTGTTGCTTGAGGATTAAATTTTTGTGATAGGTAAAAAGCTAATCCAGAAATCATGCAAGGAACAAATCTATATGGGAGATCTGTTGCGTTAGTGTAGTCTCCAACATCTTGAATTCTTTTTACATAATAATAATTTAATTTATTACCCGCCTCTGAACTACCTGGAGTTAAATATAAAGTTATCGTAACTTTATCTATAAATCTTTGAACATAATATTGTGTTGGTTGTCCTTTAGAAGTTTTATTTGATAAAGCTTGATACGTAGATCTATTTATTTTTGTTAAAGGTGTATCTACACTAGAAGAGTTTCTATATACAGCTTCTAAGATATCATCCACACCATAAACAGCAGTAGCATCAGATGTGCCATCCCCTGTTGATCTAAACATAGTATAAACAGCTTGGCCATCCACTAAAGTAATATCATTATTAGCTATTTGCCAATAATGTAATCCTCTATTACCCCACTCTTGAAACAATATATTTAATGATCTTCTAGCTGTTTTTAATTGATAGCCTGAAACATTTTGTAATCCAATTCTTTCGTAAGCCTCCTCTACTATTTCATCAATAGAAAAGTTTTTATCAAAAATTACTGTGCCAGAGGTAGTGTTCGCCATTTAACCTCCTACTTATCAATTAACAGTGTGGCACCTACTAAATTTGCTATCGCAGAAACTGTCATTCCAGCCTCAAATACTATTCCATCCTCTGGAATATTAAATGAAAATACATCCCCTTCAGGACAATCTCCTTGAAACTGAGTTACAGAGTTTCCATCCTGTAAAGTTATTGAGCCAGCACCAGATCCATCTGAAGCAAGAATCATACCTCTTAATCTAGTTCTACCTGCAAAAACTGATCCAGTTGCGGTTACTCTTACTGCTTTTACGTCACCCTTCATAATTATTCTCCTTAAATTATGTGGGGCCGAAGCCCCACATTAATTAATTATTACGCTATTGTTGCAATAGGGGTTGATAAAGTCTCAGCTTTGTAAGTTGAGTTAGTACCATCATCCTTAATGCAAGTTAATCTTACTCTAGC